AAGGGATCTTGAAAATAAACCCATTTAATAAAACGAATAAACCTATTTTCAAGAAAAAGGGTCTTTTTGATTGGTAAACTAGATATAGTATGTTATAGAAAATAATGCACTATAAACCCTTTATAGGCATTTTATGTTGCAACATCGGTGTGTGGCGTTCTTATTCCCTTTCTAACGCCACCACCACTAAAATATTATTATGGCAGGAAGACCAAGAAAATTAACAAAGAAACTAGAGAACACTATTCTGGAATTAATTGCAGATGGTAAAACTATTAGAGAAACATTTGAGATTATAAAAGATTATACCTGGCAGAGCTTTAGAAAAGAACTTATTGAAGATGATAATTTAATGATAAGATATGTTAAGTCTAAAGAACTTGCTATAGATTTAAAGTTATCAGAGTTAGAGGATAAGAGAAAAGAATTAGAGTCCAAGATTGAAAATGGTGTTGTAGATCCCAAATCAGCACAGAATTTAGTTAACTTATATAAGATTATAACTGCTCATTCTCAATGGTCTGCTAGTAAATTGTCATCAAAACGATACGGAAAAGCTGCAGAACTGACAATAAAAGGTGATAAAGAGCAACCTTTGTCTATTTCTTGGCAAACTTAATTGGTTAAAAAGTATTGATTTACTTAGGTTGTTGCTATTTCTTGCACATCTAAAACACAAAAGTTATATGTGAGAAGAACAAAACAGCAACAAATAGCCAAACCGGTGATAATTTTTATTATCGGAAAAATAACTATTGATAGTCTTTAATTATCGTTAGTAATAATTAGTGGTTTTCCAGGAGTTAAACACAACATATGGGGGTTTTATTTTGGGGTACACCCATTTTTTGTTGTTGTCGTTAGATTAAAATTGATACAAGGTATAAACAAACAAAATGGATAATTACATATTGAAAACAATCATATTTATTACGAAAGACAAAAGGACTAATAAACCTGTTGTCATTACACAATGGAATGGTTTTGAAACTGAACAAGAAGCTCTTGACTTTTCAAACTATTTAAAAGAAATGACATTAGATGAGATGCTTGAAGAAAATCCAAAAGACACAATCCATTAAGGGGGGTTTTGTTTTAAAATGAAACAAATTGTAATTCCCTACAAACCAAGAGAAATCCAAAAATTTTTGCACAAAAAATGCGATGTGAACCGGTTCAATGTAATCATTGTTCACAGGAGAGGAGGTAAAACAGTCTTTGCTATCAACCATTTAATTAAAGCTGCACTTACCAATAAAAGACCTTATCCTAGATACGCCTTTATTTCGCCATACCGACTACAAGGTAAATCTACGGCATGGGATTATATGAAACAATTTTCTGCTGCTGTACCAGGAACTAAATTTAACGAATCAGAACTAAGGGTAGATTTCTCTGTGAATAATTCCAGAATACAAATCATAGGTGCTGAGAATAGTTCGGCAATAAGAGGTCAATACTTTGATGGAATTATTGTAGATGAAACCCAAAACATAGCTCCTGATATGTTTGATACCATCTTAAGACCCTGTTTGTCAGATAGAAAAGGTTTCGCAATCTTCATCGGTACGCCAATGGGAAGAAATTGGTTTTTTGATTTACACCAAAGAGCTAAAGAAACAAAAGATTGGTTTACTTGTCAGTTTAAAGCTAGTGAAACCAAGATCATACCTCAAGAAGAATTAGACGCTGCCAAAGCCACAATGTCAGCCGATTCTTATCAGCAGGAATTTGAGTGTTCATTTCAAGCTGGGGTGTCAGGCAGCTATTATGGATCTATTATGGAAGAGTTAGAGAAGAAAAATAAGATAGTAGATTTTGAAGTAGATTTAAATTTAGAAGTAGAAACTTGGTGGGATCTAGGAATGAATGATAGCACAGTAGTAACATTTGCACAGCGTAGAGGAAATGAAATTAGAATTATAGACTGCTACGAAAATTCAAGCGAAGGTTTAGAGCATTACGCTAATATGTTAGATGATAAACCTTATACTTATTCAAAACATATCGCACCCCATGATATTAGGGTGAGAGAGATTGGCACAAATAAATCAAGGTGGGAAACAGCAAAAGAACTAGGCATAGAATTTGACATAGCACCGAAGCTCAGTATTGAAGATGGTATAGAACAAACAAGACGATTGCTGCCAAAATGCTATTTTCATAAAAGTAATTGCAAAATGCTTGTAGAAGCGTTAAAAAGCTACTGTAAGCGTTGGGATAGTAAAAATAACTGTTTCAGAAATAAACCTATTCATAATTGGGCATCCCACTTTTGTGATAGCTTTAGATACGGAGCTGTAGTAGAACCTATTGAAAGAAGTGATTGGAAAAAACCAATTAGCGTTAATACAAATTACATAGTTTAATATGGCAAGGAAAAAAATCATAGAAATATCAGATCCAAAACTTAGAAGTATTCTAAGTGGTCAAATTAGTAATGCTCTTGGTTATTTAGGTGGAGAGTTATCTGACTCAAGAAGAAAATCTTTAGAATATTATTTAGGCGATAAACTTGGCACAGAGATTGACGGCAGATCACAAGTGGTGTCAACAGATGTTGCCGATACTATTGAATCCCTTTTGCCGAACCTACTTAGAGTTTTTACAGCGTCTGACAAAGTGGTAAGATGCGAACCAGTAACAGGCGAAGATGTTCAATTAGCCGATCAAGCCACAGCATATTTAAATCATGTTTTCTACAAAGAAAATCCAGGCTTTCAATTATTATATAATTTTTTTAAAGATGCCTTAATTGAAAAAAATGGTTTCTTAAAAGTTTATTTTGATGAGCAAGAAAGAGTAGAACATGAAACTTATAAAAATTTAACTCAAGCTGAGAAAGAAGCTCTACTAGATACTAAAGATGATATTGAAGTTGTAGAAGAAGAAGAGATTGAAGATACAGTAGCAGCCGAACAAATTGAAATGGCGAAAGAACAAGCTGAAGATCAAGGCTTAGATATATCACAAGTAGAATTTCCAAAACCTGTTTTATATAATTGTAAAATTAAAAGAATATCTAAAACAGGAAAAGTTAAAATTGAATCCATACCACCTGAAGAATTTTTAATTAATCGTACAGCAAAAACGATTGATGATGCAGATTTTGTTTCTCATAAAGTTTTAATGACAAGATCGCAAATAGTTGAAATGGGTTTTCCACAAGATGAAGTAGATAGCTTACCAGCGTCTAGTATAGATATTTACAATGATGAAAAAATTGTAAGAACAAAAAATATTGACGACTATCAAATGAATACACCAACAGATAAGTCAACAGAGAAAGTTTTAATTTATGAATCTTATATTAAATATGATTACGATGGTGATGGCATAGCAGAGTTAAGAAAGATTATATCAGCAGGTGATGATGGTTATGCTGTGTTATCAAATGAACCCTGTGATAATATTCCATTTGTTTCTATTACGCCTATTCCAATGCCACATAGATTTTATGGCAGATCCATTTCTGAATTAGTTGAAGATATTCAATTAATGAAATCTACTGTGATGAGGCAGTTATTAGATAATATGTATCTTACAAATAATAATAGAGTTGCCATTATGGATGGAATGGTAAACATGGATGATTTATTAACGACAAGACCTGGTGGTGTTGTCAGAACTAAACAACCTCCAAGTCAAGTGATGCAGCCGTTACAAGCTCAACCGATTTCACAACAAGCGTTTCCATTATTATCTTATTTAGATTCAGTTAGAGAAGTAAGAAGTGGAGTTTCAAAACAAGCACAAGGTTTAGATCCTAATACTTTAAATGCAAAAACAGCTACAGGCGTAAATGCTTTAATGACACAAACGCAAATGCGTTCAGAATTAATTGCAAGAATATTTGCAGAAACAGGTGTTAAAGATTTATTTAATAAAGTTTTTGAACTTATGGTTAAATACCAAGACAAAGAACAAATTATAAAATTAAATAATAAATATATTCCAGTTAAACCTACAGAGTGGAAAGATAAATTTAATATTACGATTACAGTTGGTCTAGGAACAGGTACAAAAGAACAACAAGCAGTAATGTTAAACGGAATTTTAGAAAGACAAATCCAAGCATTTCAACTTCAAGGCGGTAGAGAACTACCAATGGTTAATTTAAAAAATATTTACAACACATTATCTAAAATTGTGGAGAATACAGGTCTTAAAAATGTTGATGCGTACTTTGTAAATCCTGATATGGGTAAACAAATGATGACACCACCACCTCCTCCACCATTAACACCAATAGAAAAAATAGAATTTACTAGAATTGCAAGTGAAGAGAAAAGAAAAATTGCAGATTTAGAACTTCAAAGCAAAGAATTACAACAAAAACAACAAGAAATGTTATTAGACTTTGAAGCGAAACTAAAAGAAATATCATTAAAATACAATACACAGTTAGATACGGCAAAAATTAAAGCTGATGCTGATTTAGACAAAGTTATGATGGCAGGAAATAGCAAGATACTTGAACAAGCACAAAAATCTGCTAATATGCTTAACCAACAGGTACAAGGATTAAATGGAAACCAAAGACCAGGCGAAGAGATCCCTAGAAATAGGCAGATCCAACCAGGCGAAACAGATTTTACAGAGTAAAATTTTTCAAGAGTCCATAGAAACTCTTAAAAAAATTTATTCTGAAGCACTTTTAGAAAAAACAGGTGCTAAAGAGAGTGATACCAGAGAAAAACTTTGGATTGCTTATAATGTTGTAGGAAAAGTTGAACAACATTTACAAAGTATTCTTGAAACAGGAAAATTAGCTGAAAAACAATTAGAAATTTTCCGAAAACAACAACAAGAAAAAAAATTCTAACGTCAGTTAGAATAAGCCAAGTCAATTAAGACAGCTTAACAACAGGAGGACTTAATGTCTGACAAAAACCCATTACTGAATAGTAATTCAGTACAAGGTGCAGCAAGTTCGATTGAGGGATTAATAGACCCAAAGACGGCAACTATCAAACCTCAAGAGAAAGCAGCACCAGTTGAACAGAAAGAACCAGAAGAAGCGAAAGCAACTGAAGATAATCAAGAAGTTCAACAACAACCTGAAGAAAATCTTGAAAATAAAATTCAAGAAACTTTAGATGAAGAAGAAGCATCAGAAGACAATGCTGAAAGACAACAAACAACCGATTACCACCAAGTTAAAGTTAATGGTGAAGTAATTGAAGTTGACCTTGAAGAATTAAAAGCAGGTTATCAGAAGGATGCAGACTATAGACGGAAAACAGAAGAAGTAGCTTTAGAAAAAAGAGAGCTATTAACTGAAAAAGAACGTCTATCAAAGCAATATTCAACTAAGCTGGATGATTTAAATTCGCTTGTGTTGACTTTGAACGCTGAAGTAAACAACGATGTAAATGCCAAAGAACTAGATAGACTTTGGGATGAAGATCCAACTGAAGCAGCAAGAATTGATCGTAAAATCAGAAGAAGGAGAGAAACACTTTCTCAAGCTCAGAAGAAATTAAGAGATCATCAACAAGCACAGTTTCAGGAAGTTCTAAAAGAGGAGCAAAAAAAGGTAGCTATGAAGTTCCCTGAATTGCAAGATCCTGTAAAAGGAAACTCTCTAAGAACAGGCATGGTGAATTATTTATTGAAAAAAGGATTCTCTGAAAAAGATGTGTCCTCAGTTTATGATTCAAGAATGTTTGATGTGATCGTAGATGGAATGAAATATCAAGATAACAAAAAGTTGAAACCAACTTTAGTTAACAAGAAAGTCAAACCATCAAGAGTTGTTAGATCAGGTGTCAAAACAACAAAAGCAGATGAGAATAGTCAGAATAGGTTGAATAGAATCAAAACGCTGAAGAAGTCAGGAAATCCAAAAGATGCAACTGATTTATTGATGCGTTATTTATAAACTAATAACCTAACGGAGAAATACAATGGCTGTATATCAAACATACCAAACAGTCGGAATAAGAGAAGACCTAGCGGACATTATTTATTCAATAAGTCCAACAGAAACTCCTTTTATGTCTGGCGTAGCTAAAACAAAAGCTACAAATACATCTCACCAATGGCAAACAGATGCTTTGGCTGATGTAGCAGCAAATGCTGCAGTAGAAGGTGCTGCAATAAGTTACCCATCTTTAACAGCAACTACTAAACTAACTAACTATACTCAAATATCTACAAAAGCGGTGCAAGTTTCAGGAACTAACGAAGCTGTAACTTCTGCTGGTAGAGCAAATGAGTTAGCTTACCAAGTAGCAAAATCTGCGAAAGAATTAAAAAGAGATATGGAAACAGCTCTTTTATCTAACGTAGCTGCTGCGGCTGGAAACGCTACAACTGCAAGAAAATTAGGCGGAGTTCAAACATGGATTTCATCTAACGTAGATGCAGGTTCTGGCGGATCTGGTGCTGGTGGTGGAGCTATCAGAACAGATGGAACGCAAAGAGCTTTCACAGAAGACCAATTAAAAGGTGTTCTAAGAAGCTGTTTTAACGAAGGCGGAAATCCAAACATGATTATGGTTGGTGCTTTCAATAAACAAAAACTATCTGGCTTCACAGGTGGATCAACTAGATTTGACCAAGCTGAAGACAGAAGATTAGTTACTTCTATTGATGTATATGAAAGTGACTTCGGAACTTTATCCGTAGCACCTAATAGATTCATTAGAGGAGCTAACGCAACTGCTGCAAAAGTAGGTCAAGATGCTCTAGTATTAGAGATGGACATGTTTGCAGTATCTTTCTTAAGAGATTTCTCTCTACAGAATCCTGCTCAGACTGCTGATGCAGACCAAAGATTCTTAGTAGCTGAATATACTCTTGAGTCAAGAAACGAACAAGCAAGTGGTGCTGTTTACGATTTAACAACATCATAATCTAATTGTGATTGGGGATGTAACCCTTAAAAACTACATCCCCATCACTTAACCCATGTTGAAGTCTTAGTAAGGTTATAGACGGAACGACAAACGGAGAAAAAAAATGAGAACATTAAACGATTATTTTATAACTGCTGAAATTGAAGATATTAGTACAGCTTCATCTACATTTGTTGCAGTACCTGATGGCGGAAAAGTAATAAAAATCTTAACTGCTTTACAAGGTGCTATTACAGGTGCAAACGCTGGTATTTCTTTTGAAATCGGTGGAACTGCTATGACTAATGGCGGAATAACAGTTGCTTATGATGGTTCAGCTGCTGGAGATGTAGATACATCTGCACCGACTGCTGCTAACAGAGTAGAAGAAAATGGCACAATAGAGATGATTACCGATGGTGCATCTACTGGTGCTAAAAAATTACTTGTGACATTTGTTATAAGAAGATAAATATAAATTGGGGGTTCAGCCTAGCGGAAGTTCCCCCAAAACTAAATAGGAGAATAATATGAGTTTTAATTATGGATTAAGACCTGGAACAACACAAAAAGTATCACCATCTGGTTCATCTGCTGCAACAGCAACAGCTTTCGGTTCACAAACTGAATACGTTAGAGTAGCTGCTGATGCTGATGTGCATATTAAATTTGGTGGATCACCAACTGCAACAGCTAACGATATATTTTTACCAGTAGATCAACCTGAAATATTCAAGGTATCACCTGGCGAAAAAATGGCTGCTATTGGTACAGCAAATGTTTCAGTTACTGAAATGAGTGCATAGTGGCTAAGAAAAAAGGTTTATTTGGAGTTAATAATTACGTTAAAGCCAAGCCTAGAAAAAGACCTGGTCGTCATGCTAAAAGTTACAGTAAAAGAATACCAGGTAGAAAAAAAAATAGAGGTCAAGGATGAAAGATATTCAGTTAGACGGCTTAAAAAAAACAACTTTTTCAACTGACGAAAAAGAAAAAAAGATTGTTATAAAGCATGAAGTAAATATAGACCCACATTTAAAACACAATAAAAGACTTTTAAATGATGGAGATGGTTATTCAAAATCAAGAGATTTGAAAAGAGTAGCTTCTATTCCAACAATAGCTTTAGAAGTCTGGGCAAAAGAATATGACCCACATGGTGATGGTAATTGGT